GACATTTTGTTCATGGAAAACCGTGATCGTGTGTATGACACAACTGTTTACGAATTGCGTGGCACTTACAACGTAAGCGACCAGGACTTTGACCTGAGCCAATTTGGTTTGTTCTTAAATGCCGACACGCTGTTCATCACGTTCCACACCAATGAAATGGTAGAACGTCTTGGACGTAAACTTATGGCAGGTGACGTACTTGAACTACCTCACTTGAATGATGACTTGCTACTCGATGCTAACGCAAAGAGCATTAACAAATTTTATGCCGTACAAGATGCGTCACGCTCAGCTGAAGGTTTTGGTCCAACTTGGTGGCCGCACTTGTGGCGCATCAAAGCAGCACCTATCAATGACGCACAAGAATATCGTAGCTTGCTAGGTGACCCCGAAGACGAAGACAGCTTGAAAAACGCACTCAGTACATACAACAAAGAAATTGCAATTTCAAATGCTATTGTTGCAAGTGCAGAAGCAATTACACCAGCTGCTGGTTATAAAGACACTGAATTTACTGATGCAACTTATGCTCCTGTTATTGAAGGATTTGACGGCTCTGGTAAATCAAATATTTCTGTTAACACTACTGAAAATGTAGCACAAGGCGGCGACACTAGTAATATCCCAACTGGGTTGACATTTCCTATTGCACCAGCACAAGGCGAATTGTTTGTTAGAACTGACTTCCAACCACAACGACTATTTGTATATCGCGGCAACAAGTGGCATCGACTAGCCGACAACTCTGCGGCAAATGGCTGGGCAACTACTGCAACAAATGCAGGACCGTATATCAATAACACAGCAACCACTACCACCGCAGACGGCACAACTATTGCACAACGTCAAGCACTAAGTGGTGTATTTGTAAAACCCAAGGCAGACAATTAATGCACATTTATAAGATTACCAATTTAACCAATGGCAAACTATACATCGGTCAAACTGCGCAACGGAATCCCAAGATGCGCTGGTACGGGCATTTAGCAGATATGCGTAGTGGCAAGAAACTGCATTTATATAATAGCATGAGAAAATATGGGATTGAAATGTTTACCTGGGAAGTAATTGACTCTGCAAGTGACTTAAATGAACTGAATCACAAGGAGCAGTATTGGCTAAACCAGTATAGAACGACCCATGCTGTATATAACTTAAGAGAGGCCGGGGACAATAAGACGCATAGTGCAGAGTCAATTGAAAAGATGCGTAATTCACAAAGAGCGGCTCATGCCAGGCGCAGGAATAACGGTGGCGATGGTGGATGGGCTCGACGGGACGGAGGACCTATGCTTGGAAAGCCCCATCCAAAAAAAGGCAAGCCATCTACTAAATGGTCAGACGAAGATAAACAGAGACATTCAGAAACCTGCTTAAATCGTAAGCAACGGGAAATAACTCCTGAGCTTAAGGAAAAGCTAGCCAACTCTAAAGGTAAAACTTGGAAGCTAGTTGATGGTAAGCGTGTTTGGATAGAAAAGGAATAACATGCAACAATATTTTTATGACAATCAAATCCGTCGATGGCTACTACAGTTCATGCGACTATTTGGTGGCTTCTCTGTAAAGATGGGCAAGGATGCAACTGGTGCAGACAACTATCATCAAGTGCCTGTCCGTTATGGCGATACAACTCGTATGAGCCAACACATTCTTCGTTCCAACAGTGAAAACACAATCCTAAGTGTGCCTGCTATCAGTTGCTATATTGCAGAGCTTGTGCCTAATGCAGAAAGACGTATGACTCCTGCGTTTGAAGACAGTGTGCAGATTTACGAAAAAGCATATGATCCTGTTGCACAGTCATTTACTGACAAGGTTGCCGAAACATATACGTTAGAACGTCATGCTCCAATCCCGTTTGATTTAACCATCAACGTAGACGTATGGACCAGTAATACGGAACAAAAGCTACAACTACTTGAGCAGATTTTATTATTGTTCAATCCGTCTGTAAACTTACAAAGCAGTCAAAATCCATACGACTGGACCAGTCTGGCTGTTGTAGAATTGATCAACGTGACATGGACTGCTCGTAGTATTCCGCAGGGCACTGACGACATCATTGATGTTGCAAGTTTGATCTTCTCGTTGCCAATCTTCTTGACACCACCTGCCAAAGTTAAACGTCAAGTTCTTATCCACAGTATCTTAAACAACATCAGCGGCGACTATCAGTTCATTGATGACATTACCATTGGTGTTAATAACAATCCTATTGCGTCACGTCAATGGATTACGTTTAAAGATCGACACATTCGTGTCACTGGTGACTCTATACAACTGCTAACAAGCAACAACACTACCACTGACACAGAAAATGTAGTGCCAGCACTGTTACGTTGGAACGAGCACTTTGCCAATTACGATGGACTTAAAAATGGTATTACTGAAATTAGACTAAAGCTAGGTAATCCTGCGGACCCGCATGAAGTAATTTTAAAGGTTACCGAAAACACAAACAACGAGAATTTACTATTTTACACCATTGACAATGCTACGCTTCCTAACGATACTATCACCATGATCAACGGTATCATTGACCCAACACGAAGCGCACCGGGTAATGGTAATATCCCTGGGGTGCAAGCAGGTCAGCGATACTTGCTAACTGACTCTATTCCGCAAACAGGCTTATGGGGTACAGTTGTTGCCGATGCCAATGATATTATTGAATACAACGGTAGCGATTGGATTGTTAGTTTTGACGCAAGTGCTGTTAACGCGCCTGCGTATACTACCAATGCAAATACAATGGTCAAGTTATACTATACTGGCGCTGACTGGGTAGTAGCTATCGAAGGCGTATTTGAACAAGGCTACTGGCGCATTGTGAATTGACGGCTCGCTAGTCATAAGTAATAGTGCAGATCACGGAATTACTAGTTCCTACCTGCTTTAACCATCAACATGATTATTTATCTATACGTCAAGACACATAATATCACTGGGCTAAAATACCTCGGCAAGACTATCAACAAAGATCCATACAAGTATCCCGGTTCTGGCACATATTGGAAACTGCACCTGAAAGTACGGGGAGATAATTGCAAAACTGAGATTCTTAAGGAATGCACCTCAAAAGAAGAAGTGGCAGAACTTGGAATATATTACAGTGAATTATGGAATATAGTTGAAAGTGATGATTGGGCTAATCTGATAGCAGAAAATGGTGATGGTGGTGGACACAAGCATACTAAGGAATCAATTGAAAAGACGCTAGCTACTAAAAAGGCAAATGGTACGATGAAGACTAATACGCTAGAATCAATTGCAAAGATGGTTGCTACACGACGGGCAAACGGTTCTTATAAACAATCACCAGACACTATTAAAAAATGCGCGCCGTAGGAGCTTTGATCGTAAGTAAGAATACCGGAAGAGCAATGATGCAGCTTCGTAGTCCTTCGGAAACTCGTGGCATGTGTTGGGGACTCTGGGGCGGCAAGCTAGATGGTAACGAAGGCGACCTCGAAGGACTAAAGCGCGAGCTATGTGAAGAACTTGGGTTTCCGGGTGTGCCTAACACCATTGCCATGAGTCATGTTTATACTTTTATTACTCGCGACAAACGTTTTAGACATGTTAGTTATCTAATCTTGTGTGAAGATGAATTCGTCCCTACAATAGATGAAGAAAGCGCCGGCTACTGCTGGGTCAACTTGTGGGAATGGCCGCAACCGCTGCATCGTAATACTGCCAAGATGTTTAACAGTCGTGGATTTCGAGAAGCATTAGAAGGTTTGTTAGATGGCGTTAAAAGTAATTAAAAACACTTTAGGACAGCCTGAGATATATGCAGGGCCCCACTGTCAAGTTAATATGCAACAGTGCTGGCACTACCGTTTGCAAAATCCACTATTAAACACACTGTACAAAGATTCAATATCATATACAGAAAGATGGTATTTGGAAACTAGACGCTTGATCAATGAAGGACTGTGGGGTCACCCGTTGTTAGCCAGTTTGCTAGCTGACCCAGTTATAAAGTCCACCCTGATCAATAGCACTGTGGTTGATAGCGCTACTATGCTGAGTATAATTAATAATCCACAACAGCCAGAATATCAGACATCTGCTGCAATCAATTTAAGAAAATTAAAAAAATGGCATGCTTTTTTTGTTAGTCTGCCGCCGGCTTTGCATTTGCTAATTGAAGCCAACAGCTAATCTAAATGTTTCCAATGGAAAAGGTGCTTTCGCACCTTTTCCATTGTATCAACATGTACCAATCAAAGGGAGACATTGTCTCCCTTTGTTTTGATTATTGACCGCTCATTTTTGCAACTTGAGCTGTTAAGGCTTCAATTTGCATTTGTTGAGCTTTTACTGCTTCCAACAACAATGCTGTCAGTTTGTCATATTTAACAGTCTTGTAACCGTCAAACGCCGATGGGCACACCAACTGTGGCAATACTGCTTCGACTTCTTGCGCAATAACACCAACTTCGTCTTTGTCTGTTACACCTAAATCTAACGCTGTTTGGTTTGGACGGTATGTTACACCACGCAATGCCATTACCTTGGCGATTGGATCTGTGATTTCTACAATATCCTTCTTCAAGTTAACGTCAGAGTAGTAAGCTGTAACTTCGCCTGTGGCAGTGATGTTACCAGTTACTGTCAAGCCAGCATTCATAGCAACTGGACCTGTAAATGTGCCGCCACTGAATGGGTCACCAGATGGGCCTCGTGGACCTGTAGCACCTGCTGGGCCTTGTGGACCTGTAGCACCTGCTGGGCCTTGTGGACCAGCAACACCGGTTGCCCATGTACCGTCGCCGCGCCAGAATGTTTCTGCTGTGGCATTGGTACCGCTGTTCAAATTGCTTACTGGTAAATTACCAGCAATACCAGCGTGTGTTAGACCAGAGATAGCCGATGCTAATTCAGGGTCAGTGGCCATTGCATCTTGAATTTCTTTCAATGTATCAAACGCTGCGCCAGCGCCGTTTGTTACTGCGGCAATAGCTGCGTCTTTAGCTGCATTTGCTTTAGTAGTTGCGTCAGTTGCTGCGGCAGAAATCGCTTCGTTCTTAGCAGTAGCAATAGCACTTGCATTAGCAGAAACTGCCAACGCATCGGTATACTGACTAATAGTGTTAGTGATGTTACCAGTTGTGCTGTTATAGATAATACCTGTTCCGGCACTTAATGCTGTACGAGCGCGAGCTGTTGTGAAGTATTGATTAGAACCTTCGGCAACATCCGATGTTGACAATACAACATCGCCTGTTTGTGTGTTAACACTTGTAACACCACCAATTTCAACAACAGCAGGTACGCCGTCATCTTTCTTGATAAAAATCTTGCCATCGTGTGTGTTGATAGCAATTTCGCCTAACGCCAACTGAGCTGTAGTTGGGGCTTTGCCAGCAGTTGAACTGCGCTTTAAAATGATTTGATTAGCCATTTTGAGTATGTACTCCCTTAAGGGACAAGAGCTGTTCGGTCTCTTGTCTAACTATATTTATCCAATCGCGGATAAAAGAATTTAGTAACCTGTGTATTTTACAAGTTACTTTGTGCTGTCAGCGACAATAATCACGGGGCGATTGGCCATTCAACAGAAAACGGAAATCCGTTTTGACTAGTTAAATCTCGTAATTGTTGTCTATATCCCTGCCATACCAACGATACGGAATCTGGAATGTCTTTGCCTTGTGTCCAATCGCACTCTGTTAATTTAATGTTACGAATGTTTCTTATTTCTGCGCATTGAGATTCGTATCTATCCTGAACAATTTCTGCACTAGCATTGGTTACTAGCCAATGCTGTACCCACTGTCCGTTTTTAAATACCGGATCCTGGCGTGTTGCGTCTTGTTGGTATGTAGTTTCCGGCATTGCATCAATATGCACTTGGAAAACTTGATACTCGTTAAGAAGCTCTTCTGAAATAGTTTCAGGAAAACTTGTGCCCGATTCATCTGCACGTAATGCAGCTGGGGTATATGGCCAAGTTGGTTGGTTGTTAATGATTCGTGTATACATTATGTTTACCTTATGTTAAAAGAATTTGGTTACCCAAAAATTATAGGTGTTAGTACCTAAATTTGAAGTTGCAACAGGAATACTAAGATTTGCAGTTGTCTGCTGATATGCTTGTATCTTGACATATGTGTTTTCGTCAGGCCCTGGCAACGTAATAGAATCTGCAAATGTCATATCAGTGGCTGCATTGATAGGACTAGTAGAATTAAAGAACAAGAACCCAACCGATGAGCCTTGTGCATATCCATCTACGTTAGACTCTGTGTATGTGTAAGAATATGATGTTGCCGATCCCACAGCTCCGTTACCAACAGTAGTTGTGCCACGCGGAGAATAACTTGCTCCACGAGTACCAGATATAACAATAACAAACTTGGCATTTTTGGCAGTGCCGTTTGCACAGGTTAATACAGTGTTACTTTCAGTCGACGACAATATTTGACGAGTATATGTAGTAAGTCTGCGAGTACCTGTTGTAGTGTTCAGCCTGATAGCAAAACCTGCCGGAGTCACTGCCGTAGGTGCACCTGTGGTATTTTCTGCGTAATCAATAATAATTACTGTGTCCCCTAATTTAACTTGCGGTAACGTAATAGTATTTGTAGCACTGGTCGTATACCTAGAGAATGATATAGTATTGCTAGAAACAGCTGATGAAGGATTTACAAAATCAAACGTATCTCCCCACAAAATTCTTACCGCCCCTCCAGCGCCTTTCATGCCGTTGTATGCCGGGGCTCCGCCTGATGGGGCGCCAGCGCCGCCGCCGCCAGGGAGACCAACGTTATTCACACTGCCAGCAGACACAGTCGGTGTAATTAGTGCAGTTTCGCTTCCGCCCAAGGACGAACCTAAGTTTCCGTCCTTGATTGTTTGTGTGGCGCTATTCGTGCCGCCGGCACCGTTAGCCCCTTGTCCATACCACAAAGTGCCGCCACCCGAGCCACCAATAGTGACACCGTTGTACGATGCGCCGCCGCCACCACCGCCGCCTGCGCCCGCCGCCCCGGGACCGCCATTACCGGTGCCGCCTTGCCCACCGTTGCCTGAATAGCCAGCAGCACCACCACCGCCGCCACCATTGTCTGTTGCTGCATTACCAGCGCCGCCGGCGCCACCCGAATACTTAACAGTACCCACACCGGATGCGGCTGCACCGCCGGCGCCGCCTGGACGGGCAGCGGAACCAGTTGCCCCAAGTCCGGGACCTCCGCCAGCTGCACTTAGCAAAACAGTGGTGCCTCGTTGTATCTGTGCAGCCAGGCCAGCAAGACCTGGACCGCCAGTTGTGCCGCCATGCGTAGAGTTGTTAGGTACTAATACCGTCAATGTTTCACCAGGAGTCACAGCAATATCGTTTGTATACGACAATGCGCCGCCACCACCACCACCAGCAGCGGCCGATGCTCCTGTGGAAGCACCGCCACCGCCACCACCTGCACCAATTGCTAGCCCAGCAATGGAAGTAACTCCGGCTGGAACTTGAATTGAATATGTTGTTTGGGTGTTCTGTGTCGCGTCTGGCTGACAATACAACACTATGCCGCCACCAATCTCAGCGTCAACGCCGCCGAGATTTTTGTTTTTACTTCTTAAACGATGTTGTAATAACATTATACAGTTCCTATAAATGCGCCATATATTACGGCACCAACTTTCCACAACTCTACAACATTAAATCCAGTGCTGAATGTAGGAGCAGTTACTCCTATCCATGACACTGGAATATTTGTCCAGGTTACTGTATATACTCCGCTGTTTATCATCAATGTCACCGATTGACCTGACGCAAAATTAACAGCCGCTGGAGTCCTGTTGGCATTCAGTGTCCACGTTTGTACTGTACCATTTAATGGATTAATATCAACTGACGAATTATCAGTTATATTATAAACAGTTTCTTTAAAGGCGCCCTGTAATGTAATGTTATCCGCAGTCAGCGTCGATGACGAGTTATCAAATGTCAATCCGTTGCTAGCACCTATTTCCCCTGCATTATTGAATAAAACTTGTGTATCACTTCCGCTAATCAACGTTTTAGAATCAGTGTATGCATTTGCACTGGCTAATACTGTAACATCAGCAGCAATACGAGCTGCGGTTTCAGTGGCAAGGGCAGCAGTTGCACCAGAAGATAATGCAGTGATAGCATTATTCATGTTGCCATCGGCTTCTTGAAATGCTGCAACTATTTCTGTTAAACTATCCAATGCCTGAGAATCAGTATTACTAATGATATCATCGACACGATTATTAACTGCGGTAACCGCAGCAGCGCGATCAGCTACTTCGTCGGCCACCAACGACCTGGCTTCGATAACTGCTAGGCTTGCAGCTGATTGTGATGCAGTATTTGCGTAAGTCTGCGCCTGTGACAGTATCAACTGGTCTTTTTGGTCAGCATAGACTTTTGCCTGTGCCAATTGAGTATCACCTGCAATTGCAGCAGCAACGTGGCTGTCAGTATAGGACTTGGCTTCTGCCAAACTAGAAGTGACTCTACCATTTACAGTTGATACATCGTCATTGGTATTACCAATTGCAGCATAAATCTGGCCAGCTGTGGTGCTTAATGCGCTGCGGATACTAGTTTCTCTATTATCCAGTGCTGTTTTAGTTGCATATATTCCTGCAACATAGCTTTTGGTACTAGCAGTTTCAGAATCGGTATATGTATTTGCTTGTGTAACAGCATCGGTTACTGCGTTTACAGTGATATCAGCAACAGCCACATTTGTGTAATTATTTGCTGTGGCAATAGCAGCCACTACAGAATCGGCAAAACCATCGCCAATGCCCTGCAATACTGTGATATCTGCTCTTAATCCGGCATCAACTGCGGTAAATGCATTGGTTAAATTGGTGTTAAGGGTGTTGATTGCATTGTTTACCGTGTTGGTAATTGCAGCAGTACGAGCAGCAGCTTCAGCAGCCACTCCTGTGTCAGTGTATGAATTAGCTTCGGCCAAAATAGTTTCGCCTACTACGCCAGACGCATCAAGCACAATTTCTGTTATCTTATCATCTATTTCAGTTGTAATCAACCCACGGGCAGCAGCTATAGATGCAGCAGTTTCTGAATTGATTGTGTTGTGTAAAGAATCGTTGGCGTTATTTGTATAAGTTCTTAAATTTTCGATGCTGCTTGTCAGCGTGTCCAAAATTGACTCACGTGATCCAGCCGCAGCAGTCTTGGTTTGATATCCAGTTTCTGAATTAGTTAAAATTGAATTAACTTCAGACAACGATTGACTTACTGCCTGGTCTACCGCTGAATCGATTGCTCCGGCTGTCACACCATCTATAGCAGTGTCAGTATAGGCTTTTGCAGAATTTAAAACTACAGTATCGTTATCAATTCGTGCATTTCTTTCAGCTGCAAATTTGGAATCAGTGTATGTATTTACAGTTTGAATTGCGTCAGACACTGCAATAGTTCTAGATGCTGCTTCATCCAACAATCCATTTTGCAGTGTAACAGTTGTCGATGCTAAATTTGAAGTTGCAGAGTTAAGCTGCGTTTGTAATGTTAATAACGAGGAGTTGGTAAAATCAATGCTTAATTTGTAGAAATCATCAAAGTCATTTGTACTTAGACCTTTACCTTCAACTTTATCAACTTTAAGGTCAAGTAGGGCGGAATCTATTCCAGTGCCGCCGCTTCCACTGGTGCCTAATTCAATAATTTCAGGGCCAAAGCCGTTGTCTCTTTTAAAATAAACTTTGCCGTCGTGTGTATTGACTGCAAGTTCGCCGAATTCTAATTGACTTACCGTTGGGATTCTACCCGGTACACTAGTACGTCTTAATATGATTTGATTTGCCATTGAGTATTTACTCCTGTATGATGATGGTACTTCCATCATTCAGCTATTATTTAGCTGTGCAGAAACTAGTATTAAATGTACACACAATTAAAAATCCAGTATTCAATGATATTTCCATTTGTTATATAGAACAGAAAGGGCTCCGTCGGAGCCCTTTCATTTGGTTTCTAAATAATATTTAGAATGTGCCGCCGTCAATATTGCTAGACTGATTCAACAAGCCGCCAGCACTTAGAGTAGCTGTTGGAGTTAAACGAACCATAACAAAGTCGTTGGCTTCTGGTGCTGCATCAAACACAATGCTTGATACGCCATCAACTGTACTCAATGTGTAAGAGTATGTTGGAGCTTGTACCAAACCGTTAACGAAAACTTGTGTGTTTTCGATGCTAGATACTTCAACGCCTGTGTCGAAACTTGAAGTTGTACCGTCACCAGTAAAGTTCATAGTTACAACAACAGTTGCAATTTGCTGCGGGAAGAACTTCTGTGCAGCACTGTTCCAGACCAATGTGTAACCATCGCTGATAATGCCGTCAAATTCAACGTCAGCTAAATCGCTTACGCTTGCAGCAGCAATACGAGCGTCGGCGCGTGAGTCTGTGTAGTACTTGTTGATTTCCCCTTCGCTGATTGCATCAGTTGTAGGAACAGCAAATGTAAACACACCAGTACCTGCGCTGTAGCTCAAGATGTCAGTGTTGCCACTTGTCAACGAAACAGCACCACGAGCTTGTGCATTTGTAAAGTACTTGTTGGTTGCTGTAGCATCAGATACGTTGTCGGTAGTTAATGTAACAACACCGTCTTGTCCGTTTACGCTTTGAACAGCAGCCAATGTGCTAATAACACCTGTTGAGCTGTTGTATTGAATGTTTGCACCACCACTGATGGACGCTTTTGCACGACCTTCTGTGAAGAACAAGTTCAACGAACCTTCAGCAACATCATCTGTGCTCAAGTTGTCGATGCGTTCACCCAATGCTGTTTCGGCAGCAGTTGCACGGCCAATTTCAGTTGTCAAGTTGCCTTGAACAGCCAAATCACCTGCAACACGAGCAGCAGCTTCAATAACATCAGCAGCAGCATTTGCAGCTTCAGCAGCGGTTGCGCGGCTTACTTCAGCAGCAATAGCAGCAGCATTTGCAACTTCGGCAGCAGTAGCACGAGTAGCTTCAGCAGCAACAGCAGCAGTCAATACACCTTCAGCAGCAAGAGCACGAGCAGCTTCTGCATCAATGTTGGCTTGCAATGTGGTATCGGCACTAGTACGTGCTGCAACTTCACCACTGATGTTTGTTGCGTTTACAGCTTCAGCAGAGCTGGCGCGAGCAATCTCGGCAGCTAATGCAGTCGACAATGCGTTGTCTGCAACTAAACGTGCAGCAGCTTCGTTTGCTACAGCAGTTGCGCTGGCGCCGGCCAAGTCACTGATAGCTTGAGTCAAGCTAGAATCAGCAGCGTTGTAAGCGTCGATGATTTCTGTCAACGAATCCAATGCAGCAGGATCAATGTTGCTCAAGACATTGTCAATACGTGCGTCCAATGCAGTATCAGCAGCGACACGAGCAGCAGATTCTGAAGAAATTGCAGAAATGCGTGCAGTTTCTTCTGCAACCACAGCAGCAGCAACGGCTTGTTCTGCAGCAGTAGCACGAGCAACTTCAGTAGCCAAAGCGCTTGCAGCAGCAACATCAGCAGCTGAACGTGTAGCAGCTTCGGCAGCAATAGCAGCAGCGTTAGCTTGTTCAGCGGCACGAGCAGTTGTGGCTTCTGCGTCAATAGCAGCAGTCAATACGCCCTCGGCAGCAGTAGCACGAGTGCTTTCTGTAAGGATCGCAGTTGCATTTGCAACATCAGCAGCTGAACGTGTAGCAGCTTCGGCAGCAATAGCAGCAGCGTTAGCTTGTTCAGCGGCACGAGCAGTTGTGGCTTCGGCAGCAATAGCAGTTGCGTTTGCGGCTTCAGCAGCAAGAGCACGAGTAGCTTCGGCTGTGATAGCAGCAGCGTTAGTAGCATCACCTGCGATACGAGCATCTTGTTCTGTTTCCAATGCTGTTTCTAATGCATCTTCGGCAGCAGTAGCACGAGTAACTTCGGCAGCAACAGCAGCAGCGTTAACAGCATCACCAGCGATGTGATGTGCGTGTTCTTCGGCAATGCCAGCAGCTAATTCGGCTTCGGCAGCAGTTGCGCGAGCAACTTCAGCAGCAATATCAGCAGCTAAATCTTCGTCGCCTGCAATACGAGCAGCAGTTTCGGCACTGTCAGCGGCAGCACGAGCAGCTTCTTCAGCAGCAACAGCAGCAATACGAGCAGCAGTTTCAGCAGCAACAGCAGCAGTCAATACGCCTTCGGCAGCAGTTGCACGAGCAACTTCTGCATCAACGTCGACAGTAGCAGATGCAGCCAATGCCGTAATAGCGCCGTTAATTGTGTTGTCGGCATTTTGGAAAGCGCTAACGATTTCTGTCAACGAATCCAATGCAGCAGGATCAATGTTGCTTAACACATTGTCAATACGTGCGCCCAATGCAGCGTCTGCGCTGGTACGAGCAGCAGTTTCAGCAGCAACAGCATCAGTCAATACGCCTTCGGCAGCAGTAGCACGAGCTTCTTCTGCATCAACGTCAGCGGCACGAGCAGTAGCTTCAGCAGCAACAGCAGCAATACGAGCAGCTTCTTCGGTGGCCACCGCAGCAGTCAATACGCCTTCGGCAGCAGTTGCACGAGCAACTTCAGCAGCGATATCAGTGGAAAGAGCAGTGTCAGCGGCTAAGCGAGCAGCAGCTTCGGCACTAACAGCAACTGCACGAGCAGAAGCTTCGGCGCTAACAGCAGCGATACGAGCAGCTTCTTCGGCAGCAACAGCAGCAGTTAACACATTTTCAGCAGCAGTTGCACGAGCAACTTCAGCAGCGATAGCAGCAGCGTTTGCAGTTTCAGCGGCTGTAGCACGAGTAACTTCAGCAGCTAAATTACCAGTCAATACGCCTTCGGCAGCAGCAGCACGAGTAGCTTCAGCAGCAACAGCAGCAGCGTTAGCTTGTTCAGCAGCAGTGGCACGAGTAACTTCAGCAGCTAAATTACCAGTCAATACGCCTTCGGCAGCAGTAGCACGAGTAGCTTCAGCAGCAACAGCAGCAGCGTTTGCAAGATCACCTGCTTCACGCAAACCAACTTCGGTTGTTACACTGGCAGTAATAATTCCGTCAGCTGCGATGCGAGCAACAGTTTCAGCAGCCAAATCGCCAGTCAATACGCCTTCAGCAGCAGTTGCACGAGCAACTTCAGCAGCGATAGCGGTAGTCAATGCAGTGTCAGCAGCAGCACGAGCAGTGGCTTCTGCAACTACGCTAGCAGCAATAGTGTTGTCGCCAGCAATTCGAGCAGACTCTTCAGCAGCAACATCAATAGCAAATGCAGCGTCTGCGTCGGCGCGGGCCGTGGCTTCGGCAGTAACAGCAGCAGCGTTGGCAGCAGACAAGTCATTGATAGCTTGTTGCAAGTCTTGGTCGGCTGCGTCATAAGCAGCAATGATTTCTGTTAAGGAATCAAGAGCAGCAGGATCAATGTTGCTTAACACATTGTCAATGCGCTGACCTAATGCAGTGTCAGCAGCAGCACGAGCAGTGGCTTCAGCAGTAACAGCAGCAGCACGGGCAGTGGCTTCAGCAGTAACAGCAGCAGTCAATACGCCTTCGGCAGCAGTTGCACGAGCAACTTCAGTGGCCAAATCACCGGTTAATACGCCTTCGGCAGCAGTTGCACGAGCAACTTCAGCAGAGATAGCAGCAGCGTTGGCTTGTTCAGCACCAGCGGCACGAGCAGCTTCAGCAGCAACAGCAGCGGTCAATACGCCTTCAGCAGCAGTAGCACGAGTAGCTTCGGCAGCAACAGCAGCCGCATTTGCAAGATCACCTGCAATACGAGCAGCTTCTTCGGCAGTTAAGTCAGATGCTAGCTCTGTTTCAGCAGCAGTGGCACGAGCAACTTCAGCAGCAACAGCAGCAGTCAATACGCCTTCGGCACCAGTTGCACGAGCAACTTCAGCAGCTAGATCGCTTGTCAATGTAGCATCAGTAGCAGTGGCACGAGCAACTTCGGCAGCTAAGTTTGTTGACAATACGCCTTCGGCAGCAGTAGCACGAAAGGCTTCAGCTGACAAGTTAGCAGTCAACGTGGCTTCAGCGGCACGAGCAGCTAAAGCTTCTGCGTCAACTGCGGCTTGAACAGCAGCAACAGCAGGAGCATTGGCAGCAATTGCGCGGCCAGCTGTAAAGTATTGGTTAGAACCTTCATCAATGTGCGATGTTGTTAAAACAACTACGCCAGTTTGACCATTAACGCTTTCAACTGTGGCAACAGAACTGATGATACCAGTTGCAGAGTCATAGCTGATGTTTGAACCACCGCTTAAAGCAGCACGAGCACGAGCTGTTGTGAAGTATTGGTTAGTACCGCCTTCAACAATCTTGTCTGTGCTTGGGGTAACAAATGTAAACTGACCAGTTGAAGAACCGTAGCTTAAAATTTGTTGGTCATCGCTGTTTAAGCTGATGTCGTTACGAACAGCAGATGTGTGGTAGTACTTGTTGGTTTGACCTTCTAAGATACCATCGCTTGTTGGGTGAACATACGTGAACAAACCAGTTGTAGAATTGTAGTTCAATACTGATGTGTTGTCGCTTGCTAAACCAATGTCGCTGCGAACAGCAGCAGTGTGGTAGTACAAGTTTGTTATACCTTCTAGCACGTCATCTGTATTGTAGATCATCTGTGAGTTGATTTTTTCATCAACGTAACCCTTGGTCGATGCATGTAGATCGTCAGTTGGGTTGGCACTCAATGTCAAGAAGCCAGTCATTGTGTCGCCGTCTTTGGCAACTTTACCGGCTAACGATGTAGTTAGAGTAGCAGCAAAATTGGCATCATCGCCAATGGCTGCTGACAACTCGGCCAACGTATCTAATACTGCTGGTGCCGAGTTAATCAAATCGCTAACTGCTGAGCTTACGAAGCCAGTAGACGCGATTTGTGTTGTGTTGGTACCTGGGGCGGCTGTTACCGCTGTAGGTGTACCACGAAGATCAACTGAGTTAATAATCGAACTCGATCTTGCTTTGATAATAGGCATTTATTTTTCCTCTTAGAAAACTTCTAGTGAAGCTTTTTGTTCCTTTGACTTTTTAAGTATGGTGTCAAACCAACATGAGAAGATGATTTTAAATTACTAGTAACCAGTGGTTTTTCGTTATATCAACGCTACCGTTACTAGCTGTTACTTTGATTTCGTATCGACTGGGACTACTGTTTTGAGGAGCAGTGCCCACGATACTGGTTCCGCTTACTGACAACCAGCTAATTGCAGATTCACCTGCATTTGCAGGTTCAATTGTTATACTTGCAGCGTTATTTACACCTAAAGTAAAATTTATAGTGTCTCCACCTAAAAAACTTCCAATATATGAATTGGAGTTTGTCCAATAAGGCTTGGCAGTGCCTATGTTGATCAAGTTTGTAAAAACAAACTCGTTCCCACTGGTATCTACCAGTGTTAAATCTTGCGGATAAGACCAACTTGATCCTACTATTTGACTTGTTTCCACCATCAACTGCATTGTATTTGCTGTTGGGTAATCAATGCGAGTAACTGCATGGCTCCCAATACGAGCGCCTGTACCAAAAGTAATATCTGTTGCTTCAATTGTGATTGTTGTATAATACGAAATTGTGCTATAACTAACTGCCGTTACTGTTGGCCGAGGTCGGTCACTAGTTGCGCTGCTTCGTAAAATTCGTACTTCGATTAAATCTCCGGCTTCGGGGACTCCATCAAATAACAAAATATTACTGTTAATAACAGAGTAACTGTAATTTGGTTGCTGCACGATACCGTTAATTGAAACTACCAAATTATTTGGGTTGGCAACACTTTCCAGTAATGTAAATGTTGATGTAGTCCCGTCTCCATAGTAATTCTTAGTTGCAATACTTAGCTGGTGTGTTTTATTCTTAAACTGCCCAGTGATAGTTTCATAAGATAAAACTTGACCGTCGGTTGGTTCAACAATCGTTGCATCAGTTAAGTCACTTAACGATAAATTACTAACAATGCTGGCAAAGTTTGCAGTGTTGTTGGTCTGTTGTTGTACGATTTCTGTTAAGGAGTCGATTGCAGTTGAATCAATATTGCTTGCGATGTAATTAATCTGTTGTTGCAGACTTTGATCTTGTGCATCAACATAACTCAATGCAGCAAATGATTCCCAGTTATTACCGCTGAAATACTCAGGCCTGACTGAAGTTTGATCAAATCTAACATGACCTGCCATTGGAGTCACTGGACGAGCAGTGTCTTTGCCAATTGGCAATGCTAATGCGCCAGCAGCATCGATAATTAAAACTTCAGATGATGGCTTAATAGACTCAGTTACATGATTGATCTTAATTGACATTTAATTACACTTTGCTTTCAATTTTTTCTTTTGTCCGACCGTATGCTGCAACACCAAGTACTGCACCCATTGCAACATGGTACAAGCCTGCACCTTGCAGTGTCAAAGGTTGCCATTGTAATTCCACTTTACCGCCGTTTCCTAATGCTTGCACAATGCTCCAGAGAATTGGTGCAACAACAAAATCAAACATACATGTCACCATATAAGTCCAGCCCATCATTGGGCGCCATTTTTTGTTTATCCAATCTGTATTGTCATTTACAACAGTACTGTCAACTCCTCCCGCTGCAACCACAGCAGCCGCGTCGGCTGTGGCTTTTACACTTGCTGCATAGTCAACAGCGGTTGTATTTGCAAAACCCCCGTTTTGAATTTTGTCATTGATGTTTACTTGGGCCCCGCGTGTCAGCGGTGTAAATGCGTCCGAGTCATCATAGTCTTCGAGTTTTGGCATAATGATATGTCTCCTGAAACGCTATTTACCTTGAATTGCGTTTTAACTTTAGAAACTCTTGCACTTTTGTGGCGACTGTGGACATAAAGTCTGTTCCTGGTTCAACTGCTTTCCATTTTCCCATTGGGCATTCTTCGGCAGCTATTGTTACTTTTAAATTAATCAAGCAACCGCATTGACGACACTGCTTTATAGACCGAGCATACCATTCGCATTTTTGGCAATGGCCTGCGCGTTCTAATCTAACTGGCATACTTGTAAACATACCATACTTAGCCACAAGAAAAGGGCATAATGCCCTTTTCTTGGTTACATTCAACCAACATCGGCTGCGGTCCAAATCCACTTGGCATGCCCACAATCCCAAATTCGATATAACTTTTTATCTATCATCAATTGTCTTTCTGTTTTTAGCAAATCTAATTGATTTGTTATCAGTGATTTTTTGGTAAATTTTGATCGATGAAATCGTTGTGTAAAATCCGTATACGAGTAACTTGGTTTAATAGCTTGTGCAGTTGCTAAAAATCCCAGTTTATTATAAACTTGGCCAGTGCCCCATCGTAAATCACAATAAGATACAATAGATGCTGGATTGTGTTCCTTGACAAATGCAGATAACAATTTACTTGCGCCGCCGATAACGTTGCCAGTACTACAGTAACGAATCAATTCGTAATCAGCAGTGCGATCATATCTGGGCTTTCCAAATGTCATCACAGCCAGCAATTTTCCTTGGTAAAAGCAACCATACGCCACTTTAAAAACTGCATGCCCTTGGATGTGATGTTTTTCCACAAACTCTTTGGCCAAAGAGTGTGAAACTTTTTCAACTTTGCATTTTCTTGCCTGGTATCTGTCTGATTCTCCTAATATGCTTTTGAGCCGACTAATAACTATACTGCGCTTGGTAAGCCACTCATCTTCAAATATGGTCACAAGACGATAGCCTTGTGCTTGACATAATTTTAATTTGTTCAAATGATAAGCTGGCTCAATCTTATGCATCTCTGAATGCCAGTACAATCCGCAGTATTCTATTGCAATCTTAAGCGACGGGATTAGTATATCAATTTCATAAGGGTTAATTGTGGTGCGATCCGATTGAATCACTGTACAATCAACTGTGCTGCACACAAAGTCATAAACTTCTTGCTCTTGTGCACTGGTATAAACAGGAATGTATGGGTTACATATTTTGCATTTGGGCACATGCCCGTTGTCAATGTAATCAGAAAATACATTATTGCAGCTATTGCAGTTGAATTTATAGTAAGTCTGGTTGCTTACTCCGGTGTATTCCTGTTCGCTTGTTGCAAACTCAATATTGGCCACTTGCTTGAATTTTTGATTCAGACGTTGGTAAGGAGTCTGCGCAGGCAACTTTACAGTTTTGATCTTTGAACTATAATACGTTGCATGCTGGGCCAATGCATGTGCAGTTTGTCCAGCATTTGTTACTCCATAAGTCTGCAAGTTGGTTGCAGCACGTTTGTGATTGATTGCTAGTTGTTGTTCAGCGGTTAACTGACTCTTTGTCTCAGTTACTTTTGCACTAATTGCTGCATTGGCACATGCACATGTTGCGGCGCGGCCGCAAAATCCATATCCCTGCGTGATTGACTTGAATTTTTTGTTATTTCCATGTGTGCACTGCAATGACTCTGTGTGAATTGCATTGTATATGGTTTCAGACAGATTATCAGATGCATATAAAGTATTCTTCTGCACCCAAGTCCACAACTCTTGATTATTTTTTACAATTTTGCCAAAATGCTTTGGTTTTTTGGCAATAAGTTCAACAATTTTATTTTTCATTTAGATAGTTTAACATACGAGCATGTAAAAGTATATATCAAAATTTCTTCAACAAGAAAAGGGCATAATGCCCTTTTCTTGGTTACATTCAACCAACCCTATTGGATTAGATGAATGATAAGTTTGCTGCGTCAATAGCAATTGTGTTAACGTAGTCAGCAGCGTTACCCAAAGAAGATGCGCTGTTTGACAACTCAACATAGCCATAACGTGTCATGAAGCTAACTGTTGGTTCAAATGTGTTTGGATCTAAAACAACACCGCTGCTCATCAATGGAATGTATGGGCAGTAGAATGCTGGAGCGTCCATTTCGTTAGCACCTTTGTAACCGATAAGGATCGGAGCTGCATCGCCTGCATAGTGGTTAACGTAAACACGAACTGAACTGTTTAATGTACCAACGAACTTGGTGTTTGTTGGAGCTTCAAATGTACCTTCTGTTGTACGAGCAAATGCGCTTGTAGTAGCAGATTGTAAGATTGTCAATGCTGTTGGAGAAACTACGATGTAGTTACCAGCACCACGACGTGTACGGCTAGCGATGTCGTTAGCAGCACGGTTAACCAATACGGCCAAAGCAGCGTGTTGGTCACCAACGAAGTTAGCAACGCCAGAAACAGCGGCTTGATCGTATGTACCGTAAGCTGTACCAGCCAAGCTGATCAACGAACCGATAACTTCTTGGTCGATTTCAGCTGTAATTTCTTGAGCCAATGCAGCCATGATTTCTGCTTCAACGTCAACACCGTGGATAGCTTGTGCGTCTTGAGCAGCTTCAAATGTCCAACGAGCAGACAACTTACGGCTCTTAGCTTCAACAGTCTCTTTCAAGATCTGAATGTTCATCTTCTTACCGCCAGCACCTTCTAGAGAAGCAGTAGAAGCACCTTTACCACCAGCACCAGAGTACTGAGTAGCAATGCTGAATGGGCTTAGAGCCTCGTCACCAGCAGTTACGGCTTTACCGATGTTGCCAGATTCGTTTGTTGCAGCGTCTGCACCTTCAGCGTAACGAACGCGCAATGTGTGGATCTGAGAAACTGGACCTTGCATTGGTTGAACACCAACTAATTCGTTAGCGATAGTTGTTGGCATAACGCGACGAATAACAGGTAAAATAACCTTGTTCAAAACTGCAATGTTACCAGAAGCTGTACCGCCGGCTGTTGCTGTTTCTGTCAAATACTTCTTTGTATTTTCCAAGCAGACTTCCATTGTAGTCTTGCGTTGACCTTGTAGGCCTTCTGTAAGGGCTTGCTTGGTAGCAGACCAGTTTTTGCTTTCAAATAGAGCTTGTGACATATAATGTCTCCTAATTAAATCTTAATACCAGCGAGTTTACGAAGTTGTTGAATAGTTTCATCAGCTTCGGCTGGGGCGGCGTCAACAGTTTGAGCTGTCTTATCGCCTGTAACCACAGTCTTCTGTGATTGCTGTCCTTCAACAAGTTGTTTCTTCTCACGACGAACTTCCTCGTTTAAAACAGATGGCAGGTACTTTTGGAATTGATCTTTTAGTTTAGCAGTATCAGTGCTTTCTAATAACTCTTCCATAATGCCACGCTTGTCTTTGGACAATGGTGAGCATAGGTCCTGCATTACGCGAACTCGCTGTGCTTGATCTTCCGCAATGCGCTGACGACGAAGCGACTCGCTAATTTGTTGTTCTTTTTGTGTTAGTGTTTGTTGAGCTTCTGATAGTTGTGTGTTCATATCAGCTAACTTACGGTTCAATTCGCTAACGGCTGTGCCGTCTGCAAACTTACTTGCCATAAATTCCGCTGCGAAGGCTTCCATAATCTTGCGACCAAAGTTATTTTCTTTGGCTGTACGGATGTCTTCTTTTAATTGTGTTACTTCTTTCTTAAAAGATTCAGCAACCATTGTATTGATTTTCTCACTTGCTTTCTTAATGAAAGTACTACGAGCTTCAGCAATAGCCTTACGACCTTCTGCAACTAATTTAACGCGAGCGTCAACCAATTGTTTGTGATCTTCGTGTAGTTCGCTTAGTTCAGAAGTCAACTTGCGCAATGCAAATTCTTCTAACTGGCCAACTGCATCTTTCTGTGATTGGCGATCAGACTTTAGTTCTGCAATTTCTTTTGCCAATGTTTCCATTACAAATTGTTGTAGTAACTTTGCGTCTTCGCTGATCTTGGCAGCATACTTTACACGTTGGGCAGCAGCTTCTTCGCGTAATGTTTTTAAATCGGCAGCACCTGCAGAGATTGTATCTTGCATTAGCTTGTCCATTGCTTCAATTAGCTGGTTTTTATCGTGTTCATAACGACCAGCAAATTCTTCGCGTAACTCAGCTGTAACTGATTCACGGCTTTCGGATAAGTGTTTTTCCCAAGCGGCGTTGATGTTCTCACGCACCTCTTCGGATAAAACCACTGAACCTAACATTTCTGTAAATTGTGTCATGTTTTTTCCTCAGACTTATTTCAGATTCTGAATGAATCTACGCATCTCTGCTTCGAGATGCTTTTGTGCGGACCTATCGTAGGTCGCCGCGTAGGCCACGTCCATCAGAGCGGCACGTCTACGACTGCCCATTACTCGTTCATAAATTGCTGTTGGATAAGCATCAGGTGCGCTGGGTTGTGCAACAACGTCGACTGTAACGATTTCAAAGTCAGAAACTTTGCCGCTTTCAGTTACGTTGCCGGATCCACGGCTACTAACGCCTAATTTAACACCGCTTTCAAGTAATGTCTTAATAATGTTTCCCATTGGGGTTGGAATAAGTTTTAACTTACCATAACCGTTTTCGCCTTCCATCCACATGTCAGTAATCATATGACTTACTCGGTCAATGTTTACTTGCAAATCATCTGGATGGTCTGCTTCTCCTAGTACTGAGAAACCTTTTTCTAGTCGAGACTTAATGCTCTCTACAGCACGGCTAATTTCATTAACTGGGTAAACACGACCGTTATGGTTTTGTTGTGCCCCTTGAATAAAAATACCCTTCATGTAGAGATCTTTACCGCCACTGGCTGACTCCTTTGACTCAAGCACCAAATTGGCTTGATCAAAACTTAAATGTTCGCGTAGTGGCTGTATGTTCATGATGGTTTAAGCCTTAGTTGAAACTTTGCTGAGGGCTGGCTTAGTTGTACCACCCATGTCTTGTGCTTTAGGGGCTGTGCCACCTGCTTCACTGCCGCCACCAAATTTAACTGCTGGGCGGGCGCCCATTGGGTTTTTGCCTGCAACTGGACTGCGTTTTTCGTCTGCTTTGTCGCTGTTGTCTGGCTTGGATACTGCACTTAATTCTGCTGATTCTTCAATGCTTTCTGGCATTTCTTCTTCAGCTTCCATATCGTCCATTTCTTCGTCAGCACCAGAAACCATTTGTTCGAATTCTGCTTTTAATTTTGCCAATGCAGACTCAACGTCCATCATTGCATCTGCAACATCACCTGCATCGGCATCAACTGCTTCTGCTCCTTGTTCATCGCTTAATTCAGCTTCTAAGTCGGCTGTTGCTGGCTCTTCTTCTGCGCCCATTTCAGGGGCAAATTCATCGTCGCCTTCTTCTGTTAAGTCGGATTCGACTTCGTCGATTGCACCGTCTAAATCTGTTGTGTCTTCGTCTTCGAAGGCCATGTCATCAGCCATAATGTCCTCATAGACTTTACGGCCAATACCTACATAGTAGTCATGTAACAATGCACTTGCTTGATCTTCTTCTTTGTTAAGAAGGTGAGCTAATGCTTGTTCTAAGATTGATTTACTCATTTATTTCTCCTTGCGCTAAGGGGAAGGTATATTATTTGAACATACCGCACCAATAACTACTTACTATTGACGTAGGAGAATATAGCGGAAATGGCGGTAAAACAGGTGTTTTTACCGCCATGGTGTGATGAAAATGTAAATTAGTATTAGACTGGAGCTGGTCTAGCGTACATTTTTTTAACTAAATCCAGTCGCTTAGACTCTTCGTACTTTCTTAGATCACGTAGCTTTCTCAAACGATTCACGTGCTCAAGCGTTAAGCGCTTGCGGCGCATGTCGCCATAAAAAGCCACATCTGGATCGATTTCTGTTTCAATTTCATCTTCGATTTCTAATAAGTCGTTAAATCTCATACTCTTACTTAGTAAAAAGTGGAATTTACGCTGCTGGCGGTGCAGTCGGGGCAGGTGCTTCTGTAGCAAGTTCGGCTCCGGGTTCTGCTACTCCACTACCTTCGGCTTCTAAGTCTTCCATGCCAATGCCAAGATCCAAATCGCTTTCGCCAGGGCCTTTGAGGCCAGTTGAGCCAAATCCTGCTGCTTCGTCGCCGCTGGTTGCCATTGCATCAGCTCCAGTGTTTTCTTCTTTCCACATGCGTTCGTTTTCTAAGATTTCATCTTCGGTTAGACCCAAGAATTTCTTTAATTTGAAACGATGTGCCAGGTATGGGATTTCAGATAGCTGGGTAAACACTGCTGAACGTGCATTGTTGATTTCAATTTCACGGTAGTCTGAGAAGTTTTGTGGTTCTAAGAAGTCAATATCAAACTCAGAACTGTCAATGTTAATACCACGTTGCTTCATAAAGACTTTAAACTCTTTGTCAAGCATAGGGGCAATTAAACCTTGTAGTCTGCGACAATAACGATTGAAACGGAACTCTTGAATTAGTGCTGTACCCATGCGGCCATCTGTAAATTGAGCAGCACTATCATCTGGTCCTGTTGGCAAGTAGCTGCTGGGAATACGTAGGCCACGAAGCATCTTGTTTGTAAAATACTTTAAGTCGTCAATTTCTCCTAGCCCTTGTCCGCCAGGTAAGGTTTCAACTTTGGAACCGCGACCGTCTGCTGTTTGAGCAAAGAAGAAGTCTTCCATAATGCTCAATGGGTTGTAGCTGGCATCGACTGCATTTGAGCCGCCTGCGCGAGTTGGAATACGTCGTTGATGAATTTCGTTCTTAACACGTTCAACAAATGCCATGGCCTGGTGTGCTGGCAAGTTGCCTGTGTCAATGTAAAATACTCTGCGCTCTGGGGCACGTTGTACGCGATAGATAATAACAGCATCTTCAAGCATTTCTTTCTGCTTGTACACTTTAAACACACTGTCAAGAATACTTGGGCCAAATGGCCAGCTTGAGTCTAACCCTTCGTTCAAGCTGATATGAATAATATTGTTGGCATCAATTGCAACTTCGCCGCCTTGCTGCCCGGGCTTTGAATAATTACTGGATTGAGAGAATGGACCGGCAGCATTTGTAACTGCGGCGCCTGGTAATGTTTGCACGTTGTCAATGGGTTGTGTTGCAACCTTTGCTGCCATGTTGGGGTGGATGTTGGCAATAACATACTGCTCGATTGCACGTCCTTCGGCTTCATTGATAACAGCCCGTTTGACGTCAACTGGATTTACCCAATACAGTTCAAATGTTTCTGGGTCACGCAAGAAGAAGTGATCGCCATATTTGATAGCAGAGCGAAACATGCGAAAAACTCGCTGATCCATTTTGTTAATGGCACACCACTTTTTAAGTGCTTCGTTGACTACTTTGCTTTCGCTATCAGTTGGAGTTTCTTTCCACATGATGCGGAATGGCAAGTTAGAGTCAATGTCTGCTTGTGTGCAGAATTCGGCAATAGTATCTAATGCTGCATTAACTTCGCTGTCAATATCCATTTGATCGTACTGGACATAACGGTCCGTACGGTTTGGTTGCCCAGTATAAACTTCTTGTAACCAAGAAGCAAACTTAGCTGACGTTGCTGATGCTCCGCCGCGTTGGCCCGTTGAAGTCTTTTCAACTTCCGGATCCCAAATTTTAAAGTGTTTTCTCCAACCGCTCATAGTGTATTACTTACCTTAATTTTTACGCAAGTCTGACCGGACC